TCTAAAGTACATTCGCATTGGTAACATCGATATCGAGGTTGCATCTGATGACGGCTTCCCTCATCCAGAGCAAGCGAATCACCCTATCATCTCTATTGCATATCGTGATAACCAGTCTAACGTATTCCACGTATGGGGTATGGGTAACTACGATTCTGCTAAGACTGAGCTAGACACTGATGCCTTGATTCAGTACCGCAAGTGTAATGATGAGAAAGATTTGATTGAGAAGTTCCTCATCTTCTGGCAGAACAACACTCCTGACATTATCACTGGCTGGAACATTCGCCTCTTCGATATTCCATACATGATCAACCGTACTCTGAAAGTCTGTGGTGAAGAGACTACTAAACTCTACTCACCTTGGAAGATTTACAAGTACCGTCAGATTGGTATCAAGGGTAAGTCGATGGATGCGTATGAAATCTACGGTGTATCGCAGATGGACTACTTTGACTTGTTTCAGAAGTTTGGCTATACCTATGGTACACAAGAGTCGTATTCTCTTGACCACATTGCTCATACCGTTCTTGGCGAGCGTAAATTATCGTATGAAGAGCATGGTTCACTCCACACACTCTACAAGAACGATTACCAGAAATTCATCGACTATAACATTCGAGACGTTGATCTGGTTGATCGTATCGATAAAGAGACTGGTCTGATGGACCTAGCACTTGTAATCGCTTACAAGGGTGGTGTTAACTACCCAGACGTATTCGGTACCACTGGCATATGGGACTCTATCATCTATCGTTATTTGAACGAACGACAGGTAATCATTCCACCTAGCAAAGCAAAGCGCAAAGACCCGTACCCTGGCGGATATGTAAAAGAGCCACGTGTTGGTATGAGTGAATGGGTAACTTCATTTGACTTAAACTCTCTGTACCCTAACCTAATCGTACAATACAACATGTCGCCCGAGACTCTGGTTAAGGGTATGCGCCTTGAGCACGGAGTAGATCACTATCTACAGAACCCAGCGACTAGCACAGAATATGCTGTAGCGGCTAATGGTTCGTGCTATCGCAAAGATAAGCTTGGCGTACTGCCTGAGATTATCATTGGTCTGTATGATGAACGTAGAACCACAAAAGACTTGATGCTCAAGACTCAACAAGAAAACGAGAAGACTCCAAGTGCTGACCTGAAGCGTGAGATCAACCGATTGAACAACACGCAACAGGCTGTAAAAATCTTGCTCAACTCTCTTTATGGTGCGTTAGGCAATCAGTACTTCCGCTACTATGAGCTAGAGATGGCTGAGGGTATTACACTGTCTGGTCAGTTGTCGATTCGCTGGGCTGAGACTGCTATCAACCAGTATATGAATAAGTTGCTGAAGTCTGAAGATGATTATGTTATCGCTATCGACACGGACTCATTGTACGTTGACATGAAGCCTCTCGTTGATATGGTCAATCCTGCTGACCCAGTGAAGTTTCTTGACAAAGCATGTCAGGAGAAGTTTGAGCCTGTGTTGGAGCGAGCCTATGCGGGATTATTCGAACACATGAATGCATACGACAACCGCATGGTCATGGCACGTGAAGCTATCGCTGACCGTGGTGTTTGGACTGCTAAGAAGCGATACATTCTAAACGTGTACAACAACGAGGGTGTACAGTACGCAGAACCTAAACTCAAGATCATGGGCATCGAAGCGGTCAAGTCTTCTACTCCTCAAGTTGTTCGTGATAAGTTCAAACAAGCCTACAAGATTATCTTGAATGGCACCGAAGCTGAGTTACAGAAGTTCGTGTCAGATTTCTATGAAGAGTTCAAGAGTCTACCGGCTGAATCTGTTTCTTTCCCACGTGGCGTATCAGACTTGACAAAGTGGAAGGACTTTAGTACAATCTACAAGAAAGGTACGCCAATACACGTTCGTGGCGCACTGATGTTCAATAAGTACGCTAAAGAGAAGAAGGTTATGGTAGAAGAGGTCAAAGATGGCACAAAGGTCAAGTTCTGCTATCTCAAAACACCTAACCCGATGATGGAGAACGTGATAAGCTTCCCTCAATTCTTGCCTAAAGAATTTGAGTTGGATCAATACATTGACTATGAAACCCAGTTCGAAAAGACATTCAAAGAACCACTCAAGCTGGTCTCTGATGCGATTCACTGGAATCTTGATTACACTAATACCTTGGAGGCATTCTTTTCATGATGCAAGTACAGCTAAAAAGTGACAACCTTTACAAGCGTGACAGTAAGGGCAAAGTTCGAGTCTGGAACTACGAAACTGGTACAGATGGTGAACGTTGGGCATGGCGTACAAACGCTGGCATTAACGAGGGCAAAATTGTTACCTCTGAATGGAAGTTTGTAGAGCAAAAGAACGTAGGTCGAGCCAATGAGACTAGTCTCCAAGAGCAGGCTGAGTTCGAAGCGAATGCAGACTTCACTAAGAAACAGGAGACTGGATACTTCACAGATATTGATGCTGTGGATACCTTCTCTAAGTTTAAGCCTATGCTAGCTAACGAGTACGTTGCCGGTAAGGTAGACTTCGAGGACGATATCTACTCACAGCCAAAGCTAGATGGTATTCGTTGTATCGCACGTGCTGATGGTCTGTGGACTCGCCAGTTCAAGCCTATCGTGTCTTGCCCGCACATCGAACAAGCACTGGCTCCGTTCTTTAAGAAGTACCCAGACGCTATCCTAGACGGTGAGCTATACAACCACGATTTCAAGGATGACTTCAACAAGATCACTTCTATGGTACGTAAGTCTAAACTGAAGATTGATGACTTCGAAGAGAGTCGTAAATTTGTCCAATATCACGTGTACGACACTTTTATGGACGCCGACTTCTTTGATCGATACGACTGGCTGTTTGAGCAAGAGTTTACTGCTCCCATCAAGCTAGTACAGACTAACTGGGTATCCGGCGAAACTCGACTTGATGAGCTATACTCTGAGTATCTAGCCGATGGTTACGAAGGTCAGATGGTGCGTATCAATAAAGAGTACCAGAATAAACGCTCTAAATATCTCCTCAAGCGCAAAGAGTTTATCACAGAAGAGTATGGTGTTTGTGGTGTGTCAGAAGGTCAAGGCAATTGGTCTGGTGCGATTAAGCGTTTTCATTTATACGATGCACACGGTGTTGGTTTTGATGCGGGTGTGCGTGGTACGTATGAACAGATGAAAGAGCTATTTGAAAGTGGTGAGCAACCAGATTGGGCTACACTACGTTACTTTGCGTTAACGCCAGATGGCATTCCAAGATTCCCAGTTGTAATCGATTGGGGCACAGGTATACGAGAGGATTAATATGGAAGACTTTAACGACTTTGGCTTCACCGCTGTAGACGAAAACGAGCTAGAAGCGGTACAACAAGCGCAGACGGTAGTACAAGAAGCCAGTTCTACAGCAACCAGTACACAAGAGAGACTAGATGCCTTATACAATGCAGTTATGCCTCTACTGACAAACCTTAAAAAGAACCCAGAAAAGGAATATATCCTCTGGCCTAATCGCACAGAAAAGATTGAACAATTCGAAGCAAAACTACTTGACATTTACAAGGGGAAGTGATAATATGCTCAGTACATATAAAGTGTATGCGAATGGTAAGCATATCGTTGATGTAGTAGCCAGTAGCGCACAAAGTGCATGTAATCAAGCCTACATGGTTTACGGTGGTGCAAGTGCGTACTCTGGATACACAAAAGATTCGTTTACCGCAGTTAAAAAAACAGGAGTATAGAATGTCCCTAATTGAAAAACTAATGAAGAATAGCTCTATCAAGGCTACAGCGCCTATCAGTGAATCCAAAGTTTACGGTAAGAAAGAGATGGCGACTACGCCAGTTCCTATGGTAAACGTTGCACTCTCTGGTCGTGTTGATGGTGGCTTGGTGCCTGGCTTGCTAATGCTTGCTGGTCCATCTAAACACTTTAAGTCTGCGTTTGCTTTGATGATGGCAGCTGCCTATCAGAAGAAATATGATGATGCGGTTATTCTATTCTACGATTCAGAATTCGGTACACCTCAATCATATTTCGAATCTTTTTCTATTGACCTTGATCTTGTTGTCCATACGCCTATCACAGATGTATAACAACTCAAGTTCGATATCATTAAACAGCTAGATGGCATTGATAAGAAAGACCATGTTTGTATCATCATCGACTCTATTGGTAACCTTGCGTCCAAGAAAGAAGTTGACGATGCTATGGATGGTAAGTCTGTTGCTGATATGTCACGTGCTAAACAAATGAAGTCTCTGTTCCGTATGGTGACACCTCATTTGAATTTGAAAGATATCCCATTGGTTGCAGTCAATCACACTTACAAAGAGATTGGCATGTTCCCTAAAGATATCGTATCTGGTGGTACTGGCGCTTACTATAGTGCTGATGCTATCTGGATCATTGGTCGTAGACAAGAGAAAGAGGGCAATGAGATTGCTGGTTACCACTTCGTAATCAATATCGAAAAGTCTCGCCACGTTCGTGAGAAGTCTGCTATCCCAATTACTGTTACGTTTGAGGGTGGTATCTCTAAGTGGTCTGGTCTACTTGAGGTTGCTGAAAAGCTTGGCTATATCCATAAGCCTAAAGTTGGTTGGTACGAAGCACTTAATCCCAAGACTGGTGAAGTGATTAGTGAAAAACTGATGCGGGCTAAAGATGTAAACTCTAATGGTGATTTCTGGAAGATGATGTTTACCAAAACTGATCTTGCAGATGCGATCAAAAAGCAGTATACTATAGCTAGTGGCAATCTTATATCAGAAGAGCCTCTAGACGAGGTTGAGGAAGTAGAGGATGAAAATCAAGCTTGAGGTTGAATTAGATACCTCTAAACCACAAGACGCTGAAGAGATTCGGCGTCTAGTGGAGCAACTAGAAGACATATTGAACTACATTGAGGAGCTAAAGGGCTAAGATGATTGAGAATACAATTTTATCTAACTTGATTATGAATGAAGACTATGCACGTAAGGTACTACCTTTCATTAAGCCAGAGTACTTCGGTGATCAGAATGAAATTGTACTATTCAATGAGGTAGCAAGCTACATTGATAAGTACAACGGCTTGCCTACCAAAGAAGCCCTACGTATTGCTATCAACGAGAAAGAAACCCTCAATGAAGAGCAATACAAGCAAGTCAATAATCTTATCGACAGCCTGACGTTAGAAGAGAAACCTGATATCAACTGGCTAGTCGATAAGACTGAAAAGTTCTGCCAAGACAAAGCTATCTACAATGCGGTACGTGAATCCATTCTTGTACTAGATGGTAAGCATAAAGAACTAGACAAGGGTGCAATACCAGAGCTTCTATCCAAAGCACTGGGTGTTACCTTTGATGGTTCGATTGGTCACGACTTCATTGCAGATGCCGCAGAGCGATACAAGTTCTACCACACAAAAGAAGACAAGATACCTTTTGACCTTGAACTAT